CATAACCAATTATTGGTTCACTATAAATGCCCAACTAAGCATGAACCTATGAGAAATGGAGATAAAATTAAATGGGTATATTTGAAACAAAATCCATTTGGATTGGATGCCGTTGGTTTCAAGGGTTATAATGACCCGGAGGAAATAATGGACTTAGTGAGAACCTATATTGATTATGATAAAATCTTTGAAAGGGAGCTCCTGAAGAAATTAGAGGACTTTTACGGAGCTTTAGGATGGGGTGAGGTACTTTCTTCGCAAAAGACCGCTGAGCAATTCTTTTCTTTCTAAGAATATTTGGTAGTTTCAGGTATTTTTCGTATATTTGTGTATTATAAACTTTAAATAAATTAAAATTAGATTCGTTATGAACAAAAGCAAATTCGATGGTTTCGTAAATCGTTACAACTTAGGTGGTGAGATTGAATCCGTTATGGTAAAATCAACTGATGACAACTTATCAGTAAGAATGATTTCAGATGACAAAACCTTATTAGGTGATGTTACAGTAGTTGGTGGTGAATTCCCAAATGGTGAGTTTGGTATTTACACTACATCTCAATTGAAAGGATTATTGAGTGTATTAGATGAATCAATCACAGTAGAAGAAGTTACTGGAGCATTGAAGTTTTCTGATAAGAAAACAAAGGTACAATATATGTTAGCAGCACCAACGGTGATTCCTGCGGTACCTGATTTAAAGGCATTACCTCCATTTGATACGGAAGTAAGTTTAGATGATGACTTTGTAAATAAGTTTATTAAATCTAAAAGTGTATTATCTGATTCAGATACTTTTACATTTACTATTAAAGGTGGTAAGGCTGAGATTATCTTAGGATATTCATCAATTAACTCAAATAGAATTTCTATTGCAGTTGATGCTACCGCTAAAGAAGATATTGAACCAATTGCATTTTCTGCAAAGTATTTGAAAGCTATCTTAATGGCTAACAAAGGTTCTAAAACATCTTCATTAAAAATCTCATCTAAGGGATTATCGCATGTATCATTTACTGATGGAGATTACACTTCAAATTACTACTTGGTAGAAATTAAGTAATATGGCTAACCAACATTACAAATTGATAAATGAACCTGTCTTTGAAATAGATGGTAAGTTATATCAAACTGAAACTTGTAATTTAAATTTGGAACAATTCCTTATACAAAATGCAGGTAAGGAGATATACATATACGCACCATCTGCAGAAACTAATCAAATTAGAGCAATCGTAAAATAATATAATATGAGCTTTTGGGATACTGAACCACACAAACCTATCTTTGACTTTGAATCTGAAAAAGCAAAGTTAAAAGAAAATATGGACTACCTTATGACGATGTCTGTTCAAGAACAAACGTTGTATAAGAAGTGGGTTGAATTACAAGAACCTAATATGATTCAAGCAAAAGCCCAAATAGCATCATACTACGATTCTCAATGGAAACCAACTGATATCAACAATAAGGAGCTAACGATAAAAGAAATTGAATCGTTAGACCCTTACGTTGAAATTGTTGATGACCCTAAAGAATCTACTAAATGGGCAGCGGTAAGACGTATGATTCACACAATGGATTTTACAGCAAACCCTGGCCGTAATGTAAAGATTAATGTAAAGGATAGAGTAAGTGGAAAACTATTAGGACAAATTTCATTAGCATCCGATGTAACCGCTATGGGAGTTAGAGATAACTTCATTGGTTGGACTAAGGATAATAAATTTGTTGATGGTAAGTTAAACAACACTACTATCGCTTCTACAATTGTATGTACCCAACCATTAGGATATAATTTTTTAGGTGGTAAGTTAATCGCTATGATGACTACTGTACCTGAAGTTAGAAACTATTGGAAAGAGAAGTATAAGAATATATTGATTGCAGTAGGTACAACATCTTTATATGGAATTCACTCTCAATATAATGGTATCCCTTTATTCAAAACTTTAGGTGAATCAGCTGGTAAGATTAGTTTGAAGCCGGATGATAAATTCTATGACCCGTGGCATCAATGGATTAAAGAAAATCATGCAGATTGGTATATGGAAAACATTACTAGAGAAAGAGCTCGTAATGGTGCCAATATGGGATATGAAGCTAACGGACCTGTTAGTGGTATTAAACAAAAGATATTAGGAAAGATTTTTAAAGAGTGTGGTATTAAAGCAACTGAATATCATCACGGATTTAAAAGAGGTGTGTACTTCGCTATGATGTATGAGAATGGAAATGAATTCCTTCGTAACGAAATTACCGAAGATAAACTAATCATCAAAGATAAGTTTAAGCAAGGTACTGAATACATAAACAAATGGTGGAAAAAACATGCAATCAGTAGATATACAAAACTACACGATGAAGGAAGAATTAAACCCGAACACTTATTCTATATAGATGCTATTGGAATTAGTTGGGAAGAAATGAAAGCAAAATACCTATCAGAAGTAGGAAGATAAAAAATAAAATTATGGAAAACGAAAAAGTAGAAAAAATTACAGCAGATACACTGCCAACGAATTTACACTTAGAACAAATACTACCAACTCATGCAAAATTAAAAGAGTGTGAGTGGTGTTTCCAATTTGGAGAAGATGAACCTCAAATATTTGCATGGACAAATAATGAAGATTTGGATGAAAATCCAACAGTAACATTTACTATTACTAATAGTGAAGATTCATATATTACATTTTCAAAAAATGGAAACATATTTAAATTATTTGCTAGACCACTTACTGATGCTGGTAAAGAAATGAGAGATAAAGCAAATGAAGCTGAAAAGCAAGCTAATTCTGATATTGATGAAGCTGGTAAACAATAACAAAAATTTAGAAAATGAAAGTACGAATAAAGAAGCTTAATGGATTAGCAGTAATTCCAACATACGCCAAAGATGGTGATGCTGGGATGGATGTGATAGCAACATCAATTATATCAGATACCCCAACTCAAATAACATATGGATTGGGAATTGCATTAGAAATACCTAAAGGATTTGTAGGATTAGTATTTCCTCGTTCATCAATTAGAAAGACTGGTTTGCAATTAAGTAATTCGGTGGGTGTGATTGATAGTGGATATAGAGGTGAATTACAAGCTACATTCAACAAAGTATTTGGTGGTGAGGCAATGTACGATGAAATGAAAGTTAATGAAATACAGCCAAACGATTTCTACAAAGTAGGTGATAGAATTGCACAAATTATAATTATTCCATATCCTCCAATTGAGTTTGATGAAGTAGCTGAGTTATCGGATACTGAAAGAGGTGAAGGTGGATTTGGTTCAACTGGAAAATAAAAAAAATTAAATATGTTTATAGAACAAACGGAAGAAAAAGTAAATAATAATTTGTGGGTAGAGAAATATCGCCCAACGAAGCTTGTTGATTATGTAGGTAACGAACATCTAAAATCAAAAGTAGAAGGTTACTTAGAAACAGGCGAAATTCCACATTTACTTTTGTACGGAAAAGCCGGTACTGGTAAAACCACATTAGCAAAGTTGATTATTAAATCAATTGAATGTGATTATATGATTATCAACGCATCTGATGAGAATAATGTTGAGACTGTAAGAAACAAAGTAAAGAACTTTGCATCTTCTATGGGATTCAAACCATTTAAGATTATCATATTAGATGAGTTTGATTATATGACGCCAGGAGCACAAGCTATCTTAAGAAACTTAATGGAAACATTTTCAGCACATTGCCGTTTCATATTAACTTGTAACTATGTTGAGAAAGTAATTGCGCCTATTCAAAGTAGATGTCAATCATTTCAGATTGTACCTCCAACTAAAAAAGATGTTGCAATGCAAATTAGCAAAATCTTAAAAAGTGAGGAGATTGAATTTGAAGTTAAGGATTTAGTTCCAATTATTGACGCAGCTTACCCTGATATTCGTAAAGTTATTAATACTTGCCAATTAAACTCAATCAAAGGTAAGTTGAAAGTGGATGTACAAAATCTATTAGAGAATGATTACAAAATTAAAATTATTGAAATTTTATCTTCAAACGATGATAAGAGAAATAAATATATGAAAGTAAGACAGGCTCTTATTGATTCTAAAGTTACGGACTTTACCGATTTATATACAATGTTATATGATAAGGTGGATGAGTATGGAGGAGAAAATACAGCAAACGTTATCTTACTATTAGGAGATGGTGTAAGTAAATCAGCAGTAGCAATTGATAAAGAAATTATCGCAGCAGCTACATTAATTCAAATTTTAAATATTATATAATGGCTAACATTTTAGGAGCAGGTGGACAACCAATAGGAGAAAGAGAAGAAGTAAAAATCGAATTAGAAAAGACAGAACCAATTGCATGTAAGAAATGTGGTGGTGAGATTTTTGTACAAGGTTTTGGATTCCGTAGAATTTCTAAGTTACTAACGGGTAAGAAAAAAGATGAAACATTACCAGTAGAATTATTCCTATGTGGAGATTGCGGTGAAGTTCTTAATGAATTATTACCAGCTGGATTAAAAGTAGAAGAAGCATAATTATGGCGAAAACATTATTCGACCACTTAAACGCAATTTGCGATAAGAAAGACCCTAAGTATTGGGATTCATTGGATGAGAGCGAACGTAAGACATGGAGTAATTATATGATTATTCGTTTTCTTTCAATGAAACCTGAGTGGATTGAACTTATTGCGGATATACAACCTTACTTACAAGAGGCACCTCCAAAAGCAATGTATTTGGCATTAATCGGACTTATTCCTAAGACAAGGGCTTTCTTAAAGTATATGAAACCCGCATCATCTGAAAAGTATGAAGATTGGATTATTGACTTGGTAGCAATGCAATATGAAGTATCTAAATCGGAAGCAGAAGATTATCTTAAAATCCTATATGAAACTACCAGCGGTAAGATGCATATTAAGGAAATAGCGGAGAATTATGGTACTGACCCTAAGCAAATTACTAAGTTAAAACTCAAAGTTTAATTAGGTAATTTCAGGTATTTTTCGTATCTTTATACAATAAAACAACATAATGGCTAAAGTATCATTTTCACAATATAGTATGTGGAGTTCATGTCCACATCAATACAAATTA